ATGCAAGAGCAGCAAAGCGCAGAATGTAGGCATCAATGTCATGTGCGAGACGCAGAGCAGCAGCCTTGATTGCTTCGCTTTCACGAGCATCACCGATGTCCCGAATCTTCACGAAGTCGCCCCAGCCCATGCTAGTGCCCACAACATTGCGGAGGCGATACTGTTCGGAACCGAACGTAGTATCTTGAACACCACTACTGAGATCAGCAACAGACTCGTCCGTAAACGTAGTCGAGTAATCAGGAGTAACCTGTTCAACAACAGTAAGGCCATTACGGTCGTTCATTTCTCCAGTGTGTTTATTCCAAGTCACGAGGTCCTTCGAGACAAGGTTATTTTGAAAGATCGCAGCAAAAGATTTAAGGACCAATTTTGCCTGATCGACAGTTACAGTAGCCATAATGACTATTTCCTTTCGTATGAGTTTTTGTATAGTTTTGTGTCCATACGAAAATCACACCAATTAATTACCTTTAAAGAAAACACTTTCAAAATCGTCTAGATTATCGAGGTCTTTCTTTTTAGGTGCAGACGTTCCCCTCGTTGTAGGAGGAGGCGGCGGTGCGTTGGTTACTTTCGTACGAGACGTGTTTTTTGTTTTTGGCCCATCGTTTGTATCGAACTGCACTGAAAGGCGTCCAAGTTCCACACTAGCAAGTGCAGGACCTCTACGAACAATTTCATTTGCAAGTTCAGGGTTTGAAGCCAAATGATAAAGAATGTCCGGCCCGTTGTCAATTGAACGAATAGTGTCCGTAAGATACTTAGCATAATTAGGTTCAAGATCGCTAAATTGGTCAATTAGTTCTTGACCACGTTCCTGAAAATCGGGATAACGCTCCCGTGCGGGTGCTAATTTTTCTTCCCATTGCTGTTGAACAGCTTTTTCAGCTTCCTGAATTTTACGTGCCTGTTCCTTTTCAGCTTGCTGTTTTTGGAACTGCTGCTGTTCTTCTCGGATGGTGTAACGTACAAGGTCCGAATTAAACTTTGGATCAAATTGACCCAACGGATAAATCTTGTTTCCTTCTGCGTCTTCATCATCCCAATGGGGCGGTTTAATTTCTTCGTTGTTTTCTTTTGACTTTGGCTTTTCTTCTTCACCAGTTTTCGGAAGTTCAGAAGTTTTATTATCACGATTACGAAGAAGCTCTTCAAGCTCCATACGCTTACGCTCTTCTTCACGATACTTAGCATTTAGTTCACGAATACGTTTTTCAGCTCGACTTTCTTTCTTAGGAGTTTCCTCTTCAGAAGTATCGTCATCATTGCTCGAAGTCTCTTCTTCGTCGTCCGTGTCTTCTTCGCTGTTCGTTTCTTCCGAAGTAGTTTTTTCAACACTATCGTCTTCTTCGACTGTTTCTTCTACATCAGGCTTTTTTACGGGCGCCTTATTATTCCCCGAGGAAAAGAACTCAGTCTCAAAATCATCAAGACTAGGTTCGTTAGTAGTTTCAACGGTTTCAGTTGGTTCAGTAGTGTTGTTGTTATTATCGAGATTTTCGCTCATAGTAAGGTTTGCGGTCCTTTAACCGAGTTTGCCAATCTTGCCTTATGTTTGCGACTGAGGTCCGGAGGAAGGCTTGGCACTATTAGTAGAGCCTCCGGTAGTCGGTTTATTCTGTTCAATCGCACTACGAAGGTCAAGTTCATCAACCTTTGAAGCCGAGTCAAGGATCATTTTAATGCCCTTGTAATTGGTTTCAGTTGCGTCAACCTGATTATCAGATAGCGCACGAATACGTTGAGTTTCTGCATTATAAGCATCAATTTGAAGTTCAGCTTGCTTATCCTTAAGGTTCTGCTGAAGTTCCATATTTTGAGCTTGAAGCTGTTGTAGAGCTTGCTGAAGCTCTTGAAGCTGTTCAGGCGTGATACCCATTGCGTCTTCATCATCTTCCTCAAGGAACTGAGGAGGAATAGTTTTCTTAAGCCGTTCTGCAAGCTTATCTGCTCCGGGCCAATCTTGAGCCTTAGCAACAAGGTCTCCGGCAACAGACATAAGTTGTGGCCAAACTTGAATAGCATCCATCATAGCTTGTGCAGCTTCAACACGCTTAGTGGTGTAAGAAGTACCAGTACTGAGAGCTACGTCAAACTTTCCAATCGACATATCAATTGCTTCAGGGTCGTAAGGATCGTTGATCTTTACAAACTTAGTTTTTTCGTCTTCTCCGATACCACGAATAATTCGTTTACCATCGTAGATTTGAGGAAGAAGTTGATTAATAACATCTCCACATTCAAGAATTGAGGCGTTACCATTATCGTGGAATTGAAGATTGGCAACATCGCCCTCTCGCTGTCTTGCCATAATAGCCCGACCCGAGGTTTCATTAGACCGAATACCGAGTGAGGCATCATGGATACCAGTGACATCTTTCATATCCTGTGTATTGACGTTCGCTTCATTGAGCAAGGCCGATTCAATACCGGGAGGTTGAACAGGTAGAACGTTTTGTCCAAACACTGCTTCATCGTTAAAGATCATCAGTGGATCACGCTTAGTGTGTGCTTGACGAATCTCGTCTTCACGCCCTTCAACTGCGCTTGCAGTTACCATCCACTTAGCTTTAGGGGCATACCCAAGCTGTTCAGCAGCCACAGACCGGAAATAGTTCTTCATCCGTACGGCATCTTTCATCCAACGAATCATGCCATACCGTACGCGACGACCAGCAATGTTAGTCACTCGTCCTGACATACGGATAATAGGAAGACGGTTAAGTTGATACTCGTAAGGTCCATCAAGGATTTCAAAACCTGTGCAAAGATGCATCTGCGCGTAAGTAACCCAAGTGAGACGAGTCTTTACAGGCATACCGTTAGCGGCAATAATATCTTCATAATTATCATCATCAATAATAAAGATTTTACCGTTTTCAAATAGAGCCATTAGACGCTTACGTTCAATAAGACGCCAGTATTCGGTGATTTGGTAGGACTCAGTATCTACCCAGTCAGTGCCGTCAAGCTTTCTGATTACAGTATCGTCTTCGAGAACACTCTCAGGTGTGTCTTTACCGTACTTTGCTTTGAACTCTTCAATAGGAAGACGGTCATTGACAAATACCCGCCGAGAGTCTCGACCAGTAATGTCCGTAGAGAACCGATCCCACACAACACTTAGGCAGTCATCAATCTGTTTAATGAAGATGTCTTGGTCGAATACGTCGTTACGAGCGTACTCTACACATACACGGAAAGCCCCATCACCACATTGGATGAGACTTTCAAAAGCGTTAGAATAAACCCTATCTGCTCGACTTTGTGTTTCGATAGACCGGATAACATCCCCACGAATCTCTGCAATATCAGTATCTTCGTCATTTGAAGGTACAACTTTAATTGCCTTACGTGATTGAATCCAGTCGCCTACTTGTTGAGCAGTGAACTGAGGAATGTTGTTAATTACCAAACAAGGAAGATTTTCCCGTTCACGAAGAACTCGTGGGTCCCACTGTTCCCCTGCCGAAAACTTCTTATCTTCAAGGGCCTCTTCACGGTTTACACGATCAGACTCTACATCTGCTTCGTACTGATGACGCATGTCCTCAAGAAACTCTTCACGAGAATCAAAACCCTCGGGAATGTAGTTTTTTGAAATTACAGCTTCATGATAAAGACGGTCAAGGATGGTCCCTTCGTCTTTTTCACCGTCTTTTCGTTTATCAACGTTTTCGTAGCTGGTTGTTGCATTCATAGTTTAATTAGCCATCCATGATGTTCTAGAAGAACCGGAATCTACCCACTGTGAAGGAATACCTCCTGAGAAGCCCGTAGAGGGGCCGCTGAGCGTGTTTTTGTTCTTACGGCTAGGTCTACCTGCAATCTTCTCAAAAAGCTCTGTAATGCCCCATACAAGGGCGTCTACGCGGTCAGGAGAACCTGTAGAAGAGTTTCGTACCTGATCTACTGAAAAAGTACACATTTGATCTTCTAAAAGATCGAAACTACCAACGTGGTGAATACGCCCCTGTTCATAAAGGGCAGAGATAGGTTCTGCACGTACCACCTTGCCTCGGGACGCATGTACCAATTTAATTGGGAGAGTTCGGTCTTGAGCTTTGAGGACACTTGAGACCATTTCACCCCCTTGGTTTTTTTCAGCGATAACTTTGTCTGCTTCCCATTTACGGTACAGTTTGACAACTTTGCTAGCCCATTCTTCAGGTGTTCCTTTACAAGTTGCGTCTTCAAGTACATATCCATGTGCATAACCATCTTCGTCTCTTGCAAGTGCAACAACCACAATACCGTGTTCGTCTGCCCCTTCGTTACTTGATGTAGCAGGATCAACAGCCACATAAACTTTTTCAAGGTCTTCTGGTGCTTCTTTCACTCTTGAACTATCAATAAGTTCTCGTGACCAAAGAGCCCCCGGAATATCCCCTAGAATTTCTCCGTCAAGTTCCTGTCTACCGAGTCTTGTTCCACTGTATCGGTCGTAGAGAGCTTTGACTGTGGATTTCGCCAAGTTTGCGGCGTTGTCCAATGTAGCACCTCTAGTAACAACGGTGTCAGGATCATCAACAAGCCTTTTAATAAGAGGGAGAGGTCGTGGAGTAGTAGTGACCAACGCTTTGGGATGCTCACCAAGACGTAGACCGAACATAAGCTGATCCCAAGCGTCTTGCATGTATTCAAACTTTGCAAGTTCGTCTACCCAAGCAAAATGATGCTGAGGACCACGTAGCTGATCGGGTGTTGTACCGTTGTAAGTAAATGCTTTAGTCCCATTGGGCCACGTAAGGCAGCGATTGGTAGGGGACCAAGAATCATCGTTGAGAACCGGGTCTACTGAAAGTAATCCACTGTCCCCTTTAATCATAACGTCTCTGGCATCAGCAGCCGTCTCAGCGACCAGAGCAATTCGGCATCCGGGATATTTGTGGGCGAGTTCCCTGATCCACTCAGACCCCATACGGGTCTTCCCGAAGCCTCGTCCTGCCAGAACCAACCAAGTATTCCAATCACCTTCCGGGGCAATTTGATTTGGCCGGGCCCAAAAGGACCAATCCCAACGGAGAGCCGCTAATTCTTCGTTAGTCATTTTATCCAGAAGTTCTTCACGTTCTTCTAGAGGCATACTAGCAAATATTTCCGCTGGGCTTTTATTTGACATAAGAACTGTGTTTACGAAGTTGCAAGAAGGGCGTCATCCGCCGGTACTGTTACAATGATAATTTTATTGTTTCCGTCCATTATTAATCTTCTTCTTCATTTTCTACAAGTTTAAGTGCGTTGTTGGATTTACGTGACAAACTTACAATTTTGTTTTTAAATTCTTCAGCCGTTTGCCGTAGCTGTTCTTCTTTGACGTGGATTGCTTCACCATTAGGGCCACTAATTTCTTGCCTATCGACAAACATTCCAAGGTGTTTCGCAAGGAGTTCCGCACCTCGTAGGACTGAAGCTTCGTTTCCTTTTGCTTCCGCACGTTCCATTGATTTGATGATTTTGTCGAGAACAAAGTTTGCATCCACATTCATTTTATGGTTGCGTTCTTCCAGAAGGTATTTAAGAGCTACTTTAACTGCGGGGTGGTTTTTAAGTTCTGGTCCAACACGATTAGGGTTATTAGTTTCGTAACCAGCTCGTAGGCAGGCTTTAGAAGCATTAAGGTCTTTTAGATATTCATGGCAGAATCGCTGTTGTTTAATAGTAAGAGCTTCAAGAACTATTTCTGGATCACCTGTTTCAATAGCAGCAAGCATTTTTTTAGAAAGTTTAGTAGTCAGAGCCATGATTTATTTCTTTTTCATTCGTGTATGTGATCGGTTAGTTGACTTAGATTGAACTGCAAGGTTGCTTTTACTATTATCTTTTGGGTTGTTGTTTTTATGAGCAACGTCTTTACCATCACCTTTGCTTACTCGACCAGCTTTTTCCATCTTGGCTCGTGCAGCATTACGAGAAGTCCGGTTAGAGACTTGTTCTGGTTTAGAATTGTACCGAGCTTGAGCTTTTGCTCGACCTCCTTTGTACGGCATTGGCATAAAAAAAACTCCATCTATATTCCTATACTGCGTATTATACCATAATTTGCTTCATTTGTCAAGCAAAATCGTACATAATGTAAAAAAAAGTTTATAATTGAATTTTTTTCTTGACAAAATGACAAAAATGTGTTATAATATCTTATTAGGGGGGGCTAATAGGGGTACCCTTAGTGTTAATTATGGAGTTAATAATTAATTATTACTGTCAAAGGTAATTCCCTTTAAGTGTTATATAGAGAATTATCTGTATGGTCCTTGGGCGATCCAATTAAGGTGGGCTTCGTCGGTGGTCTTTGCTCGTAGGACGTATGATGTCCTTGGGCGACCATCGGGAGCCCTTTTCTTTTGTCAAGTCTGTATTGGTCAACAATAGTCAATAATTACTTGTCATCTATTTTGGAAATGGTAATTTTTATAAAATCCATAAGGGTGGTCTTAGCACGCATATACGTCTGCGAAAATCCACCTACCCCCCCTACGATAGGTGCGAATGATTCTCAAAAGCAAATAGTCCCGACGACCAGGAATCCTTGAGAACAAAGGAAGAACAGAGAGAGAACACACTCAGCTCGTCTACGAAAATGCACGGTTCATCTCAATCTCATGAGAACAAGTATAGAACAAAACATGACTATAGGCGGAACATCGTAGGTAAGCCATTGA